GTTGTCGGTGATGAAGCGCACGGCGTGCGCCCGCCTGCGTCGGGTCGAGCAGGCGGAGCTTTCTGACCGCAGGCGTCTAAGAAGCCCTGCGTCGGGTCGACGGCCGCAGGCCTCTAAAGAGCGTGTTCGATGTCTGTGACGAAGGCGGGCACAAAGGCCCCCTTCAGCCGATACCGACCGCCCGGTTCGTCCAGGTCGAGCAGCGCGGTCTGCATTGGGGTGTCGGCGTGCAGGATCAGGCGCGGCGTCAGCATGTATCCGACGTGCCCGGCCTTCCCCATCCATGTCAGCCAGGCGACCACGCCCGCCTGCGGCTCGACGGGCCGCCAGGACGCCAGCCCCTCGGCCAGCAGACGCGCCCGTTCGCGCGTCCCGGCCGGGCAGACGATGGCCGTCTCATACAGGTCCAGATAATCCGGCACCTCGATCCCGCTGAACGCCCTGAGGCACCAGCGGGTCAGGCCCCGGCAATCCCACCCCTCCGGCGTGTCGCCTTTGGCCAGGAACGGCGCCCCGATAAGCGGCGCGGCGCGGGCGATCAGGTCGCCCGGAACAGTCATCCGCATCAGAACATGCCCGGCGTGGTCGCGGGCGTGTAACTGACGGCGCAGGCTGGCTCTTCGTTGAAGTCGCGGGGCCGAATGACGGCCGTGGCCTTCGTCCTGTCTCCCTCGGTAGAGGCGATCCGCGCATCCATAAGCGCCCGCTCGATGACGTTGGGGTCGGCCACCCGAACGACCGACAGATCGATCTCCGGCGGCTCCTCGGCGGCGTCGCTGGCCGCCTCAATGGCCTGATCGACATTGGCGATGGTCAGGCGCGCCTGACCGAACGGACTGTCCTGGCTCGCGCCAGCCCAGCTGAGTTGAAACGGATAATGGACGTGCTCGACGCCATTGGACGTCAGCCCGCCGGGCCAGTCCGTGACGTTCAGCGGTTCGTCCAGGCCTTCGCTGCGGATGGTCACCAGTTGCGCCACGGCGTCCGGCTCGCCCCTGAACGCCGCCTCCACCATCGCTTCGGTCACATCGGTCATCAGGCGGTCTCCAGCCAAAGGGCGACGTCCATGATGTGCAGCGCGCCGCGCGTTTCGCTCAGGCGCGGCGCCCCGTCGGCCGCCCAACTGCCGACGCACAACCGCTCGCTGCCCGGCTCCACGATCCAGAAGCTCCTCGCCGTCGCATGGAAGGCCTCAAGCAATGCGCGCTGGACGACGTCGCAACGGATTTGGCCGGACAGCTTTCTCGCGGCGTCGGCGGTGATGGGGCGCGACATCGGGCGTCCCGGACCGGCGTCGAACTCGATCTGGCCGGGCTTGGGCTCGAAGCTGGCGCCGGGGCCGAAGTCCCGAATGGCTCCCGGCCAGGACGGCCGCTGCAGGTCGACGTTGGCATGCAGCCCCGGCGACCACTGAAGCGGGCGTCGCAGGCCCTGCGGCGCCTCCGCGATCAACGGCTTCAACAGCACCGCCTCAATGGTCTGCCCGGAACCTGTCGCCCGGCCGCCCGCCTCGACTGCCGCTCTGACGGCCGAGGCGGGACGGTCGATACGCGCCCACGCGCGATGGTAGGTGTCCAGCAGTCCGTCGCGAGCGACGCCCCAGCTGGCCAGCACCGGCCGCAGCACATTCAGATCATGCGCCGTCAGCACGGCGCCGCTGGCGTCGAAGAAGACCAGACGGGCGAAGGGCGGAACGGCGGCCCCTGCGACAAACGCCGCTGTCGCCACAGAGACCTCTATGACAGAGACCCCCTGAACGTCGGCCCGCGCCGTCGAGGCTGACGTGACGGCGAAGGATTGACCGGCGCTGCTGGACGTGCCCGAGGCGCGAATGACGCCCCGACCGGGCGCGCCCCGCTCCGTCTCATCCTTCGACAGGGTCATGCCCGCCGTGGCGGCCCAGCCGTCGACGCCGTCAAGGGCGCCTGCGTTGGTCAGTCGGTTGATCATGGCGACTCCCGATCAAATCCTAGCCGCGACGTCTGGGTTGGGGCGTCGCCCGCTGCGCCCGCGCGAGACTGCCGTCTCGGCCCGCCTTGGCCAGTTGGCTCTTGAAGAGCGGTTCAAGCTCCAGTTCGAGACCGCCGTCCGGCTTTTGCGACAGACGGCCGGTCATCGGCTCCGAGCCGTAGTTCTTGATGGTCAGGCCGCCGAGGCTGACGTTCATGGCGCCGCTGCCAGCGGCCGCCTGCCGCGCCCGGTCATGCTCCATCACCTGCGAGCCGCGCGGCAGCCGGAGCAGTTCCGGTCCCCGCTCGCCGACCCACTTCCAGCCGCCCTCCGAGAAGTCCGTTCCCGCCGAATGGCCGCTTCCGAACAACTGCGACAAGGCCCCGCCCAGATCGATCCCGCCGCTGCTGAAGCCGCCGCCCAGGGATTTCAGGAAGCCGCCCCAATCCAGATCGCCCAGGGCGTCGCCGAGTTTGACCAGCCACTTGTCGGTGGCGCGGTCCAACTGATCGTAGATCGCGTCGCCCAGGCCGCTCCGCTTGATGTCCAGCAGCGTGTTGCTCAGCCACGCACGCCGTGCGCCCGTGGCCTCGGCGTCCAGTTCCTGCTGGATCTGGTTCATGGCCTCGTCGACGCCGTCGCCGTAGTTGAGACCCTTCCGCCCTTCGATGTCGCGGGCGCGACGCTGGATGCGATCCTCTATCTCCAGCCACTTGGCGGTCTCGTCGTCGCCTGATAGCCGCGCAAGGCTTAGCCGGTGCTCCGCCTCGGCGTCTTCTAGCGCCCGCTTCAGCGCCACGGCGCGGGCTTCGATCAGCCGATTACGTTCGCCCTCCGCCATGTTGGTAGCGGTCGCCAGGTCATAGCCCGCCTTATGAAGGGCGAGGATGCGGTCCTCATGGTCGATGCGATCCTGCAGATTCCGCAGTGACCGCTCTTCGCCCGTCAGGCGCATCGCCTCCATCTCGCCCTGGCGCTGCAGCTTCAGGCCTTCTTCGTCCCGCTGGACCGCCATGGCGTCCAGTAGACGCTTCTCTTCCTGCATGGCCCGGTTCTGGGCCGCTGCCGCGTCGACGCTGTCGTCCTGTAACTGACGGATACGTGCCCGCACCCGCGCCTCGGATTCCAGCTCGCGCACGCGGTCCAGATTGTTGGTGGCCTTGGCTTCCTGCAGCGAGAGGTTGGATTGGACATCCTCCTCCCGTCGCGTCCGCTGCAGCAGCTCTCGCGCTTGGCGCTCAGCCTCGCGCCGCGCGCGCTCAGCATCCCGTGCAGCTTTGTCCCGGTCCTTCTTCCCGGCGTCCGCGCGATCCTTCGCCTCTTGCGCCGCCTGATTGGCGGCGGCGGTGCGCTGGTCATTCTCCAGCTTGGCGTTGTCGTAACCCTGCTGAAAGCGCAGATCGTCCAACTGGCGTTCCAGTCCGCGCCGGGCGCCGGGCAGCAGCAGGGGCCGGTTCTGCAGCGCGTCCTCGATCTTGGCGATGCGCTCCTCGGGCGTGGTGTAAAGCGCCTCGCCGAGCTTGGTCCAATAGTTGCTGACGGCGCGCGCTGCCGCATCCCAGGCGGAGGAGATGGTGGTCACACGATCCGCGTGGCCGTCGACGGCGCCGGTCAAGGCCTCAAGCAACAGCTTCTGTGCGGTCGTCCGATCCCCCAGCTTCTCAAGGCTGTCGATATGATCGAGCGTCTTCTGATCCATCAGTCCGAACTGGCGGGTCCATTCGCGAGCGGCCTTGGCCGGGTCCTCCATGGCCTTGGCCAGTTCCTCAGTCGCGCCCTTTGCGTCGGTGCTGGCGAACTGAGCCCAATCCTTTGTGATGGCGATAAGGCCGCTCATCACTTCGCCGCCGATTTTTCCGGTCGAGACGTATGCGGTCGCCATTTCCCTAGCCGACCTCAGCGAGATCTCGCCCGCCTCTGCGCCTGCCTCGGCCGCAGCTTTCAGTTCGGCGGCCGTCATTCTGGCGGTGCGCCCCAAACCACTAGCAGCGCGATCATAGGCGAGGGCCGACCCCTGCCCTTGGTTCCAGGCGACAGCCAAGGCAGCGGTCGCGCCCCCCAGCACACCGACGGTGCTAACCAGAAGCGTCAGCGGCCCCGTCAGCTTGATGGCCGAGGTGGCCCATGCGTCCAAGATCTGCGGACCCTGCTGGATCGCGATCATGGCCGGGTTCATGCCCATGGCGGCCGTCGTGAACACGTCCGCCCCCTGACGCGTCAGGTTCAGGCGCGACGCCATGACGTTGCGGCTCAGTCCCTTGCCCTGCCGCTCCAGCGCCGCCGTCGTCTCATTGTAGCGCTGCTTGGCCAGGTTCTGCGCCTGAGCCAGCTGTTCGGTCGTGATCTTTCCTCGCCGCGCCAGAGCGTCGTACTCGGCGAGTTCCTGATTCAGCTTCTGTTGCGCCGCCCATGCGGGGTCCAGCGTCTCCTTGAGCAACTGCGCACGCCGGTCATAGGCCTTGTCCGCGGCTCCGAGCGTCCGACCCGCAACCGAAGCGCGGGCGTTGGTTCCCCCGCTGACGCCCGTCGTCTGGTCGATCCGGCTCTGCAGCGCCGTGTTCGCCTGGGCGGCCGCCTTGGCCACTTCGCGCAGGCGTTCGACCTCGCGCATGGCGGCGGCGGCGGCCTTGTCCGACCCGGCCGCCGCCTTCTCATTCATGCGCACCAACGCGCGCTCTGCGCCCTCCGCCTCGCGGATGACGTCCTTGCCGCCCTCGGGCTTCAGGCGAACTGCGATCTGTTTGACGCTCATGTCATCGACTCCGATGCGTGACGATCAGACCCGCCGTCTTCGACCCCGCCTGTTCCGCGAGGGTGTCCAGATCCATGCGTTTCTGTGTGGTGATCTGCGGGACCAGGATGAACGCCACGAACGACTGCCCGGCGGGTCCATACAGGCGCGATCCTCGGCCCTTTGACCTGTAGGGCCGCGCCACGCGGCCGGGGCCGAGCATGGCCTGATCGGCGATCAGGAAGGCGCGGCGACCGCCCTTCTTGCCGCCCTCATACTGAAACCTGAGCTTCATGCCGGTTCGGCGTTGAAAGCCGCCCGGCGTGATCCGCTCTCGCGCGCCGCGCTTGTTAACGGTCGCCCCCATGCCGTTGGCGCCGCGCTTCAGACCGAACTTGCCAGCCGCCTCGGTCGGAATCGCCAGCCAACTGCCGCCTCGAGCGCGGATGACGGTGGCCTTCAGCGCCGTCTCGATGATCGCTGCGGCTGACCCGCGAACGGCGACGTAACCGGCCGCGTCGACGCTGTCCTGCCCCTTCGGGTAGACGTTGCCCCGCCAGGCCTTCGGCAGGCGATTGCCCCTGAAGGCCCGTTCCGTGGCGCCGCGAACAAGGCCTTTCAGCGCCTC